ATATTTAAAGATGTTGTATTTCCATTTAATGATCCGCCTGCAAAATGTGCCAATAAATCAGTCCTACTGTCATTTTCAACCCAATCAACAAGTGCAGTTCCACTTGCTTCATTAACAAGGCCATCTGTGTCACCCGTAGGAGCATGTGTTGTATTAATATTTTTTGCGTAGAAAGTGCCGTTCTTACTTCTTAAATCAGCTAAATAAGACAACTTATTATCAGCTGTTATTTCTAAGCCCTCAATATCAATAATGCCGCTTGTCGCATCAACATCACCATTACCACCAACAAAACGTGCAAGACGTAATCCTGTGCCTGTTGATCCTGTTAAATCAATATAGCCGCCACGGACAATAATCTTACTGTCATCATCATTGACTTCAAAAAATCTAGCTGTATCAGTTCCTGTATATTGACTTCGTATCGTTAAATTATTAACACGCATCTCACCAAAAAAACATTCGAATATAGGATTATCTCCAACATGATAAATCGTAGGATTATTAATTGTAATACCCTTTACGACCGCACCAGACTTTCCTAAAACACTAAAAGCTCTTTTATCTGTCGATTGATTCGGATGATGATAATATGTACAATTATTAAATTCATGATCACGTGAATTATCAGCAGAAGCAAAATCATTAAACGCTCTAAACCCATTATTGCCGATAGCAACACAACTTTCACATTTATTATTACGCCCTCTTAATTGGAATCCTCCGATATTGCCATAAGCACCGCTATATGCACTATCAGACACACACCCAATAAATGTTATGTTTTCACCGTCTGCATGTGTATCAAAATCAGCAGATTTTCCGTTTTTACCGTTACTATTTGAAACAACTGTATTTCTTGTTTGACCGTAATTTAACAAATCACCCAAATCAGCAGTTTCAGGAGCACTATTTGTATAAACATGCCGTGTATCAATACCCTTTAATTTATCATGTTGCCCACCTTCGCAGCCTTGCTCATGTAAAACATAACCGAAAGCGTTATTAGGAATATCAGTTCTTATATTTTTACCATATATACCGCTTGATTTAGTGCCGTAACAAGACAATGTACGCACTACACGCTCGATCAAAGCATCACCTGTTATATTCTGTAATTCAAGATCAACTGCTCCTTGAATGTCAATTGCCCCCAATGACCAAGTAGGATCGGGAGATAACTGCCCTTTAACATTAAAGTTTCTAACGAAACACTTATATTTATTAGGATTTACACGTCCAACCCTTGGATTGGTAGTATATGTCGCTTTGAGACGGCTATAACATGTTAAAACTGTGCTTGTCTTTGAAGCCACAACAAGATACTCACCATTTTTTCTTTGCTCTCCTGTGTCCTCACCAAGCATCAAATCATCAGATACGACCTTAATAATATCATTCACCTCATAGGCAGCAGTCGTTAAAATTGTCAATCGCACAACTTCTGAATTTGTTGCTGTTGTTCCCCCTGATAAATCTACTAAAACAGTATTATCAATAGTTGTTACTGCATAAACATCAGTGATATTAAATTTAACGCTTAACGCTCTATTATTAGCTCCTAATTGGATTGATGCACCGTTAGCTTCAATCATCACATCCTTATCAATAAAGCTTGGAGACGTAGAAAAGTTATATGTTTTATCACCCAATAAATGAATGACCTTACCGCTATCAACTGCATCAATCAAAGCTTGACTATCATCTGTAACGCCATCGCCAACCGCCCCAAAATCATGAATAGAAACATAATCACTTAGTTTATCAGACAACGTTCTTGCCGTATTCGCACCATCAGCCGTTACAGATATTGTATTGCTGGAAAAAAATGTCCCCATAGTTTGAGAGGTTACTTTTCTGCGTGCTTGATTAGAAGTGTCATAAACAAGGAACTGATCATCATTTGCAAGCGCATCGATCTCATTATAATCTGGTATTTCTTTATAGCCTGACTTTACCATTATTCGCTTACCTCTGATAAATAATCTGTTTCATTAAAGAATCGATCATATCGCCCCTGCCATGGCTTATTTCCTGCCCCAACTGGTAACACATCTCTATATTGACGTTCTGATAATGTGAATGTTTTTATTCTCGCTGTATTCTTTGCAATCTTAGCATTTTTCTTTGTGTCGATTGTCAATTGCAATTGGAAAACTGGCGCAATCTGAACCGCTAAATTTAAATAAACGCACTCATAAGACCAATCTGGGATACCGCTTTCAACATCAATGTCAATATTTTCTGGCTCTGCTGCTAATAAATAGGATAGCGGTATATTCTCACCGTCCAAACGTGCAATCAAAGCTTCCAATCGTCTCGCACATTTTTGCACGTAATTTGCACTGATAGATTTCTTTTTAGCAGACTCAAAAGCGTTATCTGTTTCGATGATTAATGCATTAGATGCTTCACGATTGAATAAAGGCGCTATCTTGACCGCTAAGGCTAAATAGGTGGCTTCACGTCCCCAATTATATAAACCGCTTTCCTCTGTCAAAAAAGAAGCGTCTGAACTAGTAGGTACATTGTAACCAAAATCAACTCCAAACCGTAACCACTTAGCCATAAGTGCATCTAACTGATTAAGACACTTGACTTGAAACTCTAAACTTACTGACCTATTAGCAAGTATATTATAAGCTACAACAGCATTTTCTTTTGTGTCTGGCAATATTTGCTTACCGAAACTAGGGGCAATTCTTATCGCTAAATTTAAAGATAACGCTTGTAATGCATAATGACTTAATTCCGTAGCTTCTGATAAATCAGGATTATGTATGTCACTTGCAAAATTATAGTTAATCTCAACACCATTTAAAAGCCATTGCTTAACAAGTGCCTCTAAGTTACGCCCTACCCTTTGATTTTCTGCGCTCGTGATATCAAGTTCATCTGGACTAAGCCCAATTTCTTCCAAAGATGCATTAATAATTTCTCGCTTCGTATAACTGTTTGTCGTATCACTATCACTAAAAGACTGCATTCCCAATTTATCTAAAGCAAGATCAATGATTTGCTGTTTCGTAAATCCGTCATTATCAAAAGAATCTTGATCAAAAGCGTCAAGTCCCAATTCTTCTAAAGCTGCATTTATTAACTGTCTTTTAGTGTAACCCACAAAGTTAATCCTTTAAGCTTGCGATTGACTGCTTTATTTTTTCAATCAATCTTTTATCATTTGTACGACCATCAAATTTAATGCCAAGCTCATTTGCTTTTGCTTCCAATGAATCACGATCTGGGACTTGTGCTGCTTCACCTTTTTGACTAGCTTCTTGTGGTGATGTAAACCATCCATCACCAAGATAACTTGGTAGATCTTCAATGAGTACAATTTTACTCTCACATTTTACACCATGAACCTCACTAGATAAACTATCTAATTTATAAATATATGTTTTTGACATTATTAAAATCTCCTAAAAGATAGAGGGAAATAATTTCCCTCTATACTAACAAAGTTATGATTGACCTTCAAGAAATAAGCCAACTGATTCTGGTTGCAATACCTCAACGTTAGTCCAGATAAATATCCGATATCGTGAAACAAGTGTTGGAACGTCACTTTCGCACAACATCGCAATACCGATACCATTATCAGTTGTTGAATATCCCATAAGCTTACCTTCACGATTGAAATCGTCAAGGTTATAGTCACCATGTACAATCTCAATAGCATTCTTTTGGAAAAATGCAGATGCTTTTTTAGTTGTTGTATTCAAAATTGTAATAGCAGCATTATCAGCAGGTGTTGTGTTAACAGTTGGATAATCCTTTTGCGCTTGATCTGAGCCATCAGCAGGAACAATTGGCGGTGAAATAGTCCAAACAGCCCCATTGATAGCTTTAATACGGAAAGTTTTTAATTCTCCTGTATCTTGCTTATTAATGTGACCAACTGAATTGACACCTGCAATTGTAAAGAAATCACCTACTGCAGCATTAGAACCTGTATCAACTGTCAATGTCGATGTACGATTATCAACTGGAACACCATTTGCATCATGTGTTAATGGTGTATAATCTTGGTTTGCACCATTAACAAGATACCCAGATCCCGTTGACCCAGTAACAGACGGCATGTACTGATTTCGGTATGTTCCAAATCCTGCAATTTGTGGGATGTCTGTGCTTGTATATGCAGAGGTTGGAAAACCTTGCATTGTTCCACGACCTGCCAGATTTCCAGCGATATTTGTCGCCATTCTTGGGTTTAAGAATATGCAACGATCCCCTTGATCAGATTGTTGTTCAACCATAATAGATTCAGCTTCTGCCACATCATCATAAGAATCAATATTTCCTGAATTAGTTACTAGAAGTGTTGCATCATCAACAATTTTCTGTGCAACAAGTGTATCAAGCCTAGCAGATAATTGACGTGCTGTTGCTGTAGCAGCTCTTTGACGAATACGCTCATTATTAAGATCAACACCTGTTAAACTAAAATAAACGTTGCGTAAATGCGTGTCTGCAAGCGTGCTAGGAACGGTTAGCTCTGTTAAATCTTTCTCGTTACCAGAAAGATCACGACCATCTTGCGTCTCTGTGAATAATTGCACAGGGCGGTAAAATGTTTGTGCTGTATTTTGCAAGCGTCCTGCGTCTGCTTCATACTTATTAACAGTACCAGCTGCTAAATTAGTCGCGTCAAAACTTTCAATGACATCTTTAAAATAGGTTTCAATATCCTCTACAAATGAATTAGCCATTTAAGACTCCTTATAATGTTTAAGTTTTTTTATTTCTCCTATCGTAAGCATGTAACGCTTTATAATTTCTTGTGCGTCTAGCTTCCTCAAGAAGTTTTTCACGAGCTCTATCTGAAGTGCCAACACTAGATTTTACTTTAGTCTCTGGCTTAGTTTTAGGCTTTCTGTCGATAACTTTAAGTTGTGTTTCAAGCTTCGCAAGCTTTGAACCAAATCGAATAAGATTTTTTTCTTGAGATAAATCCTCTAATTTTTTAGAGTTCTTACCCAAAGCGTAAACAATCATTGCAGGATTATCAACAGCATCAAGAATTACTCCTTGTTGTTGATTATCAAGCTTAGACAAAACATCTTCTAACGCTTCATCCTTATCTTTAAATTTTAAAGATTTAAAACCGTCATTAAAGCTTTGCAATTTTTGATTGTAGTCATCTTCAATTTGTTTTTTCTGATTTTCAATCTCTTGAGTCTTACTTTCATACTTAATCTTTTCTCTTTCATATTTAGAAAGATCATCATAAAAAGCATCTTCATCAAAATCATGATCTGCTAAAGTTGGCTTTCTGCGCAACTCTTGCTTTTCTTGTCTTGACTCAAAATATTCTTTCTCACGCTTCTTATACTCACGCTCTCTCTTATTAGCTTCACGTAAAGCCTTCCGCATTTCTTGAATAGTCTGATTAGATTGATCATCTTCTTGTTCATCATCACCAAAAGAAATAGATTGTTCAGCTTCATCTTCTTGATCATTAGTGCCTTGACTTTGATCTAAATCATGGCTTCCTTCACTTTCTAAATTACTGTCATCATCTTCTTTTTTTGGCGTTTCTGTTGCTTCGTTTTCCTCTTCAACATTTAAATTATCTTCTGTCTGTCCTTCAACTAACATATAAAGCTCTCTTGTCTCACTAGTTTACGGCTTGTGGTTGCCTTTGGTTTCTCGCACTATTAAGGGGTACGGCTGCCCTATCTCGTGTTTGCTCTAGAGCAAATTTCCTGTCTTCTTGATCAATGCTCGCATAAGTCTTAGCGGTGTCTGCTACCGTCTCGTCAACTTCTGCGGCCTTCTTAAGTGTATCTACCTGTGTATTTTCTGCGTCTGCTTGTGCTTTGAGGGCAAGCGCTGCTTCTTTTTCAGCTAATGCCATCGCTAATTGATCTTGTGGGCTTGGCTCTGCTTTTGCTGTTGCTTCTGCCATTTGCCGCGCTTCTTCTTCATTCGGCTTAATAGCGCCCATATTAACAAGCTTCTTGCGGTAATATTCCCTTACATCCTCGATGCCCTCGCCTTCCATATTCATCATAGCCATAGAGGATAAAACTTGCATGTCGTTTGGATCGTTTGTTATCTGCATGAGCGCCATTAATGATCTTATCGTGCTCTCTTTACGTGAAATAGTAGATGCCCCCACAGACGCATAAACCTCAAAATTTGCTTCGGATAGATCGTTCTTAAGATATGTTTCACCTGTCTCGCCATCCATAGTAGTCTCAAGCAATTCAAGTGTTTGTGTTTTATTTTCTTTATCGACCGCTTTCATTTTGCGACCTTTTTCAACATACAATTCACGAGCCATAGAAAGCCATATTTTACCTGATACTTGCATCGCTTTTTTCATATTGTCCATATAAATATAAGATTGCATATCCAATCTATTTTGTATCAACTCAATAGACTTTCCAGAAAGATTTCCTCCCATTTGTTCAGCTTTATCTTGATTCCCCATCAAGTCACTCATATCAACTTCAAGCGATTGCGCCAAACCAACAAGGGCGGGAGGGATTGCAGGAGGCTTCGTATATCCTTGCACGCCAACATGGACGACATCTCCAGAATCGTTTCTGATAGGGTCTAACGGTAGATAAGGGAAATTTTTTATGTTGTCGTCTTTCCAAAATGAGTCATAGTTTTTACCTATCTGCTCAGGAGCAATTAACGGTTTTTCAACTGGAGACAAAGAAGTTATTTCAGCAAGCTGTGAAACGATCATATTTTTCAAACGTTGCGCATCTTTCTGCATACGAACGTGACCAGAACAACGCTCTATATTATCGATAAACCACCTATTGCCGTAGACGGGCACAATCGGTATATGTTTACCTGCAATAAATCCGCATTAGTTAAACTGCGTGGACCACCTGTGGTTCCC